TCGCTGCTCCACTCGCTTTTGATGTCCCACCAGATGCGGGGGCTTTTTTTACATATACGCCTGCTTTTGTCAGAACCATTCGAACACCGTTTGGTGACTGCTCAAACTGCTCTGCGATTTCTGCGACGATCTCCATGCTGTTTTCTGGAGTTGGATTACCCGCTTCGTACGCTTCGATAACCTCTGCTTTCTGCTCGTCAGTCCATGCCATTTTACGTTTCCTTCTAGTTTGTGATTGTGTTGCTCCAGGACAGTTTCCTGTAGCTTCTAATTGTGCTAAATAAAATCTATCGCCCATGAATTACTACTAGGTATACTCCTAATACTGCTGCACATGCGCCTACTACTAATACTGCTGCTAATAATTCAACCATCTCTTGCCTTCCAATTTAAGTTATCACCATCGGTTTCATATTTAATCATTTTCATTGGGTCATCCTCAATGAAATACATACTTTTAAATGCAATCTCTAACATTTGAAAATATACTTGTTTTGCTTTTGAAGTGAACTCTTTATCAGGCCAAAGGTCAAAAACATTCCAGTATTCTTTATCAAATCTACACACTCTTACCTGTTGTTTAAGAATTGGGTGCATTCCCATAAACTTATCACAAATATCTACACAAGCACGAAGTCGTTGACTACCACAAATAGGGTACCAATTTGGCATTACAAGTATAGGAGCTTCAATACCGTTTTTTAGTAAATCCTGTACTAGTGCATCCTGTACTGGGATATTATGAAAGTTGTCTGCAAAAGTTTCCTGCTGTATTAGCCAACCGGCTTCTCGGGTATACCAAGTTACGGGAGGAAAAGCAACAAGTTCTGCCGTTTCTTTTTTGATTCGATTCGTCATTTAAGATACTATTATAGTTGATATAGCAAAAGAAGTCAAGAAGTATTTTTAGATACGTGATAAGTCGACTCCGTATTTTTCAAGGTGTGCGAGTTTGCCAAGATCATATGCGAGAGAGTAGGCGGAAAAACCACCCTTCTCTACGTTTGCCCACTTGTCCATATCTTCTCGAATGTCTTCCAGAATGTAGATTCCATAACATTTACTACTGTACTTCTTCTCGTAGTTTACATCTACGAATCCTGCTTTTTCTGCTTGGTAGTCGATGGAGACTTCGTGGTCGATTCGGGCTGGCTTTTGGTAGACTGCTGACCAGACGATTTCTCCGGGCGAAAACGATTCCGCAACGCAAGACTCAGGGAGTACAGCGACTCCACTTTCTCTTTCAACCTTTGGTACTCCGACTCGCTCAATGAGAGATCTAACGAATCCACTTGATCTAAATAATCCTGACGCGATTTCGGCAATGGAGTCTCCGGATAAGTATCGTTCAACTGCTTCACAAATTTCTGCATCTGTTGCTCCTCTTCCGCGATTTTGTTTTTTACGTAGTGCTTTATACTCTTTTTTATCCTCGTAATCATCAATTATTCTCTGGAGGCGGGCGGTATTGTATGCTATATTTAGCATATCGCACGCAACCTTCTTGGAAATAGGTGTTTCCGCACTCAACAAAGCTATAACTTTCGATATATTGCTGTCGCTCAGGTTCTCGTGGTCTTTCTTCTTTACTCTGCGTACCAAAGATTTTCTCCCAATTCTCGTAAAATGTTGCTGTGTTTTCTACTCTTGATCTGCTACCCTTGCTCACGTGGGTCATCTCCTATAGACATTCGTAGATACCACACTGCTTTTTGAATATCCTGTTCTTTGTTTTGTTTGTTGTTTGCTCGCCATATATATTTGAATGCGTTAAGGCGGCAGTATTCTGCGAATCCTTTTCTTCGGACGTTGTTTGTTTCATCGCATCAATACATTCTACACCCTCACGTTTGTAATGTAAAGGACTATTTACTGGGTCATGTACTTTCATTCTAAAGCCTCTGCTACAGAAGGGAAGTGTTGCTCAATAATTTCCCAGCATTGATCTGCTACAACCATGTGCTCTTTCTGGGTGCCGTGACCCCGCCGCAATTCGCAGTAGTGAAGCCACGAACGAAGAGTCCCAGACATATATAGTGTAGATACTGTATTGCCTTCTGGAAGCACAGCACGAGCCTGCTCTTTTGCAATACCATTATCAATTGCCCACTTATACGCTTTCTTTGAAGCATCCAATACGTTTGCCTGCTTCATGTTCCAGTCTTCGTAGAGTCGCTCCTGGTACGTTTTGTTCCCGCCCTTGCCAAAGTCTTCTATGCCTTCCAGCTCAATACTGTTCTGTCGATTGTCTGGGTCTTGCATTCGGGCTTCACGATAATAAAAGTCTTCTACTACAGCATATCGTTGGCTGAATTCTTGAAAGCTAAAGCTACGGTGTCGCAGAATCTGTCGAGCAATATCTCGAGTTGTGCGAATTTCCATAGTAATACTTACCATCTCGAAAGGAGACCAGTGACCGTGCTTTGCTAGGTAACGAAGCAACCGTGGTGCACTCTGATGGTGGTTTTGATTCTCTGGGTTACTTACCCGTGCTGCATATGCTACCAAATCCTCTGCGGTATGGCAGTCAGTTTGCGCACTGGGAGTTGTCATTCCTACTAAACTAACTGTGCTCATCTTTGTGTCCTGAATTTTTTATCGAATAAATAAAAGTGATGGCTCCAAATACCATTGGACAAGCCATCACGCATAAAATTCCTAGTAAAAGAACTGGGTTTTCCATTATTTCTTATTTCCTAGTAATTCTTTGTTCGTAGTCCGCGATATCATCATCCCACCAATCGGGTTGTGGTCTGCCAGTCCAAGAGGCAAAAGTAGCTTTGTCCAGCATATAATAATTACGGTAAGACTGTATAGGGTCGCTCTCATCTTTGAGCACGTCTGGCATTGCCATTGCGAAAGAGGTAAATCCAACTCGTTCCATCGACTGAAGATCGGGGAGTTTGTTGATGACTTGCCAAAACGATTTGTGTTCTTTGCCGTAGCGATACCTATATTCCTCTGCAAGGGCATGAGCATAGCACCATGTCCACTCGTAATTGTCCAGTGATGAACGTGTCCATATAGTACAGGGATGATTGTACATCATACCTAGATAAGGAGTAAGCTCTCGTTCTTCGGGAGCGAGAGGCTTTTCGAGTTTTTTGTATTCATTGAGTACTGCGGCTTCGTCTTTCTCAAGCGCACGAGGTACAAATCCGAGTAGAGTATCTACCCATATAGCAGTACACAGTAGCTGTGCAGCTTCGAGTATCATCTTGTTGACGTGCTTGTCTACGTGTGCTTCCGCACATTTGTCTAAATCTTCATCAAGGTAAAATAAATTCATGAGGTAATTATACTCGTGTCAGCAGTAAAAGTCAAGAATTAATTGTGCTCTCGTAGCTTTTTAAGTATATACTCAGGATCGGTAAATACATAGGGATCCTTCTCATGATTATCTTCTTTTCCTTCTTCGATGAACCAGTCGACAATGCGTCCGTTTTCTACTACTGCTGCGTACCTCCAAGAGCGTCGGCCAAACCCAAGATTGTCTTTATCTACTATCATTTGCATTTCTTCGGTAAATTTTCCACTGCCGTCTGGAATTACTACTACTTCTGTGAGATTATGTTCTTCTGCCCAAGCATTGCATACGAACGCATCGTTTACTGTAATACAGTAGATATCGTCAATGCCTTCGCAGTAAATATCATCTGCGAGCTGCTCGAAAGCAGGTAATTGATAGTTACTACAGGTTGGCGTGAAAGCGCCCGGCAATGAGAATATCAATACTCGACGCTTTGCAAACATATCCCAGGTTGTTACTTCTTTCCACCCGCCCAAAGAGCGAGTTGTAAATACTATTGATGGTACTAGTTTTGGCAGAGCGCGCCAGTACCCAGTTTCTTCATAGTTGTGGCGCTCTGCTTCTGTGCAATAAATTGCCATGTTTATACATTCTCCAATCTTGTCATTAGTCTTTCAGCTCGATTCCCTACTTGGCGATGCCAAAGCGAGTCTCGACCCTCTATAGCGGCCTGTGCCCAGTCGCCTATCTCAAGATTAGCGTGCATCTTTTTAAACTTTGATAAGCGTGGTCGGCCAAGATTAAACATCATGTTTACGAGTATTTCTTGAACTTCTCCTGGAAATCCTTCCCAGATGTCTGCTCCGTAGAGTGCAACACACTCACTTACAGCCACTTCGAGATCTCGGTCAAAGCACTCTTGTACGCGCTCAACTGAGACTGGTTCTCCAACGTCGTATCCGTGCTCTGGATCTGACTCAAGCACGAGATGTCCCACTCCGAAGGTTTTGTACCCAAGATGGTCCAGATAAATTTCAAAAACTACTCCTTCATCAATCTTCAACTGTTCGTATATAGATTCTTTGTTCATTCGTTATCCTTTTTCGGCTCGTTTGACGCCTTTACAAAGCGCCATTCGTTCCGTCTTTTGTCGTACTCATGTATAAGATATCCCCCACTTAGACCCATCATCAAAGCACCTTTGCGCTCCTCAAAGATCCAATCATATCCAACTACGACTACTTCTTCCATTTGTTGTGGTAGGGGTGATTCTTTTTCTTCTTCGGCTTGCGCTAACCCCGCTGCGCTTAGTAAAAGTACTGCTGCTACTCCTCTCATTATTTCCTATGTTGCCCCTTGTGAGGGTCTGTTTGATAGAACAACTTGAGTAAAGGTGTTGCTCTTAATAACCTTCTTCATCGTCCACTTCTAATACTCCGGTGTCAATAAGATACTGTACAGTACCTTCTATGCCGTCTCGTCTTCCTAAATGAAACGAGGTTGCAGCTGCTCCGGACATACAAAGCGCGAAAACAATAAGTGCAGTGGTGTAATCAAGCATACAAATCTCCTATGTATTTTCGTAGATGTGTATATTATACTGAAAAACAGGGAGGATGTCAAGAAATTTTTTCAGTTATGTCAGTCATAACTGCGCGTTATATTTTGCTACCAAGGAAAAATAACTCTTGACTTTCAATGAAAGATCTCCTATAATATACAACATGAAAGAATATAAGAAGAAACCTTGGACACAAGAAGAGCGTACACTGCTTAGGAACAATTATCATTTAAAAAATGAAGAAGAGCTGCTAGAGCTGTTTCCAGAACGCACAATAAACTCTATTCGTAAACAAGTTTTCTACCTTAAAAAACGTGGTTGGACATTTAACAGAGGAAAACAGTAATGGCCAAGAAGAAAAGAATGGGTAAGTCAAGCACTACAAGTCAAGGTTCGCGTCGAAGCAGCCGAGGTTGTCGATTACTTACTCCAATACAACGGTTGAGAAATCAACAGGAAGCATGGTTAAAGGGCAAGCGTGTTATGTTAGTAGTAGATGCTGCAGGACATAAAGTAGAAGCGCGAGCTGTTTGGGGACTACCTCCCATGTTACGAGCAAAGGAACGAAATGCCGAAAGTTAAGGTAAGAAACAATAATGTAGAGTCAGCTCTACGAGTATTTAAAAAGAAGTGTGCTGACATTGTATGGGAATATAGACAGCGAGAGCACTATGTTCCTCCATCAGAAAGCAAAAGACTGGCTAAAAAAGCCGCTATTTCACGAAGTAAAAGGAAGAAAAATGATACCAACTAATTTTGAACTTGCAGGCGATTTCATGGAAGCCTTTGGTCAGGAAGTGCAAGTTCAACCGACTTGGCCTGACTTCAGCACTCGTGAACTACGTCTAGAGTTAATTCGAGAAGAGTATGAAGAACTGGAAGAAGCTATTGAAAACTGTGACCTCGTGGAGGTTGCCGACGCTCTCACAGATTTACTGTATGTTATCTACGGTACTGGTCACGCATTCGGTATTGATCTTGATGAGTGCTATCTTGAGGTTCATAGGAGTAACATGAGCAAGCTTGGTGCTGACGGACGTCCTCTCAAAAGAGAAGATGGAAAGGTTATCAAAGGGCCAAACTTCTTTGAACCAAATCTAAAAGATATTTTGGTGGAAGCATGATAGGTTGGGTAATTGTATTAGCAGCCTGGATGGTATATGTCGAAATTGAGATGCCTAATCGAGTCTACGAATGTGAGTTTGATAACTCGTGTGAAGTGGGAGAAAGCGAGGCGGAGGGATAAAAGATTATAACAAAAAGGGGCAATAGCCCCTCTTTTTTTACCACCATCCTAAGTTTCTACCATTATGTACAATTATCATAAAGCAAGTGAAGATATGTACGAGCCACCAAAAAGTACGAATACCTGCTACGATGTCCGCCTCTCGATCATTTCCTACTTTACCTCCAAGAGATTCCGCCCATATCTTCCACCAGCGTCGATCATTTACTATGCGTATACGCTTCATAGTTCGTCGCGACCCCGCCGAAACTTTTCTCGTCTTTCTACTGTCTTGAGGTCCATCATATCTGACGCTTTCATACTCCAGATAAAGGGAAAAAGTCCATGCACTACAAGTACAAATGCTACTGACACTGCGAACCACAGATGCTCGAAGTACGTCTCTTCAATGTCCTGTAGATGTTTCATTCGTCTCCTTCTCCGCCAAATATAAGCCATGCTACTAGTATGACTACGCTACCAAGTAATAATCCAAATTCCATCATCCCCACCACTCCTTCATAATTGCTACGGTGAGCATAAACCAACTGACCGTGTTTAACATAATCAATGCACGGTCACGCCATATCACTGATACCCAGATCCAGAGTAGGACTCCTACCCATCCGAAGTATAAGTCATACATTCGGTACTCAAGTCCTGCAGCACGCATAGCCAAGCTACAGAGTACAATGTATGATGCAATCCATTTTAAGTACCAATGAAAGTCCTCGGGCCACCAAGCTCTATCTGGCTTCGATATTCCCATAGCACGAATCATTGGATTTCCAACTCCGCCATTCCCTTCTTTTTTCATCTTCATCTCCGAATAATACACTTTATTTCGTTTAGCTCACACTAGAGAATAAAGCACTCCATATACCTACTCAAAAAGAGTGGTTTACTTATGCCAAAAAGTGTGATAAAATAAATCTTAAATTGATAGACAATAAAGTCAATCATGATTCTCACTAACCAACAGCGAGGAAGTATCGTTGTAGTAATTACTGCGTATAGAGTTGAAGGCGTTAGCCTTTCCACTCGGTACCCAGTATATTGCAAATAGCTACTTTCAAGCTGTATATAATCCCACTCTAATTAACACTCAATCTAAGTGTCAATTACGACCAACTACTGTGACCCCGATAATCAAATAACAATAATACGGGTTCACAAACATTCAAACTGCTTTACTAAAAATTCGTCTCAATCAAGTACAATTATGTCCGCTTCGCGATTGTTTAAAGTCGTTCATTTACCCCGTACAATCAAGTACAATTTTTCAATAATTGTGATAAAGGGTAGCAGAACGAAAGCAATTATCATGCCTGTAGCGATGGCTAGTAAAATTCCAGCAAACAGATAGCAGACTCCTGTGAGAATACTAGTTAACATTAGTCTGCTTTGACCCCGCTGCCGCTTTTGAGTACATTTCTTCCGCTTTTATACTAGCAAATACGATACTTCTATTCTCGACGACTCTCCAGCTATCTGTGGGTACATTGAGTACACAGATTGCTGCTGCTTCTCTTACTGCTTCGTCACTATTAAATGTCCACTTTGGTCCTTTCACTTTAAACTCCTGTTTTACTTAAATTTCCTGTAACCCCGCTACTGCTTTTTCGAGGCTTCTGAGTGATGCTTTTGGACTTTTCTCGAGACCAGCCAAAGACGAGCTTTCAAGTCCCAGACTCTCAGCGATATTGTTAACGATTTCCACTTTTGTAACAGGGCTTTCACCAGTCTTTGAAACATATATTTCTCTCCGGTACACGCCTTCGCGTGACAATTTTCCAATTATTGATTTTGTACTACGACCTAAGTTTTCTGCTAGCTCATCTACTGTTTCTCTGGTGGGCTTCTCAAGGTACGCGTTTACTAGCATAGTTGTTTGTTCTTCAGTATAATTGCTCACGGTGTTTCCTCTTTCTGTTGTATTTTGTCTTATCCGGGTGTGTAGCTGCTTTATGAAGTCTTGCTGCAAACTTCGCTACGGGGTTGGAAGCAAGTTTCTCACACTCTATAGAACAATAGTTCGCATACGTGAGTATTGCTACAAACTCCTTTCCACATTTACGGCACTTCTTCTTCATCTTCCTCGTTCCACGGGGTAAATATTACCTTTCCTGAGTCTACATCTACTCCAATGCCAGATGAATACTCTAAATAACCTACTTCGACCTTCTCGACCCCGCCGAGAGCGTGGGCATAACGACGTAAATAGATATTATACTCTGCCTCAAGTGCAGAAGCCTTTTCTTCTATCTTGTTTACTAGTGCAAAGGCTCTATTTAAATTTTCGTATATAGTTTCAAGCTCATCACGACGTTCGTCGAGTTGTGACTGAAGGGATTTGTCCTCTGGAAATTTTAATATAGTCATGTACTTTCTCCATTTGAATCAATATTATACTGGTTCTGAGAAAAAATGTCAAGAAATATTTTAGAGAGGTAGATAAAAAAATGCCCACAAGAAAGTGGGCGAGGGGGTTTGATTGCTTATGTCAAATTAGTGTGGAAGCCCCAACCATGCTCTACCCACTGTCCGCAACAAGGATATGTCTACGCGCCAATCCTCAAAACGCACGCCTTTGTTTTTACACCAGACAAAGGGTAGGTGACGAGGGGGAGAGCAGCGTTAGCAACAGATAGCTTTTCCGCGCATTTGATACCCATGTCTCGATTTGAATAGATATTATACTCGCTGTGAGCATGAAAAGTCAAGAATTATTTTTTGCAACTGAGGCAATAGTTTCCCACCTTTTATAGCCTGTGTCAAAGGCATTATACTCCATAACAAGAGCGTCTGCATTCATGTGCAGTACGGGTGTAGGAATAACTTTAGCTCTCTGAAAGTGCAAAGCAATTCGATTAGATACTGTCTTCGGATCTTCGTGTAGGGCATACATAAATGTCTCTCTCCTCCCAGGTTATGTCAAAATTCTTACCGTGTATAGGCTTTCTTGCGTAAATACGTCCACCTTGTGTAGCTTCCATCACTACATCGCATCGACCCCATCCGGGGTTTTCCCACAAAAACACATCAAGGTGGTGTGCTAGATTTTCTACTGATACTCTCACCAAATCAACCCCTCATCCTGCATATCGTATAGTATTCGCTGTACCTGTAGCTCATCGAAAGCCCACTGGTTTTCTAGCTCTTCACGAATGCCACCAACAAATACCCAGTTTCGACCGCCTGCAAGAGTAGAGGTGTGGCGGTCAATAACCGCCATCATTTCGTATAGTGATAGCAACATTAACCTACCAACGCTTCGATCATGAACTGAAGGTCTACTTTAGTCATTTTGTTGAGTGAAGGCAACTCGCGACCAATAGCGTTTTGTACTTTAGATACAAGCTCTGCTTTCATGATGACAGGCTCGCCACGCTTGGTGATGCGCTCTGTTTTTTGGTAGATGCCAAGAGCAGATAGCTTTGCAATTACACTGCGCTCAGTCTTGTTAAGTTGCTCTGCGAGGCTGTTTACAGTCTCACGAGTAGGCTCGAGTTGGTACTCCTCAGTGATTACCGCAATGTCTGCGTCTGAGTAGTTGCTTGATGATTTTGCTGTTACGTCTGTCATAAATTTTTCTCCCGAAAATTTGTTTGTGTTCCGATTCAATATAGATATTATACTACCGAGGGGTAAGAAAGTCAAGAGGTTTTGCACTGCTATGCCCAAAAAACTTCGTCGCTATTTTCATCGTCTTCTGCCATTTCCATGTAGAATTCTACTTGGCGAGGGTTTTCACAGTAAACGAACTCTTCTGAGCGGAGATCAAAGGCTACGTTGTAGATAGCCTTAGAGGCAGGAGCCACGTCAAACCAGAACTCGTCGCCGTAGCATGCGTCAAACAGCTCTTCAAGGCCGAGGCCTGCTAAGTCTTCGTCGTCATAAAGCGATGCTTCGCATTGTTCACGCGTGTCAGCAATAAAGTTGTGCCACTCTAGCGCACTGTAAGTAACGCACTCTTGCTCTGCGATGTCAAATGTAACTGCTACGATTTTTTCCATATATGCTCTCTCCTATTCAATGTAAACATTATACTACCACGGGCAACTCAAGTCAAGAACTAATTTTCCGGAATTGGTCATAAAGCCAACGCACCCTAACTCCGGGGGGCGGGTCGCGACCTCGGCGGGGTCAAGTATAATTTGCCCTAATTTTCCCAAATTATCTTTCATAATCTTACTATAACCCCGCTAAGACTACTACTTCTATTTTTGTACACAATTGCCCCAAATTGTACTTGACATCGTCGGCCTACTACTGTATAATTGGCGCGGTCGGCGAAGACTTGCCGGTTGCAAACAATTTGCCCCTTACCTGCAAAAAAGACTTGACATCGAATCCGCACTCGGGTAAAATGGCGCGGGCAACCCCAACGAAAATAGTCGTCGTACTACTACTGGCGCCCCCGCGCCAAATTTCAGAAAAAAAGACTAACCCTTTGGGGGTATGCCGCGGTTTAGGAAATTTGCACTATTGCCGAAAATAGTCGTTGACTTACTACTGGCGCGCAGGCGCCAAAAATCTCAAAAAGTCAAGCATTTTTTTGTGTGAATTTTTCGCAAGAAAAAGGTTGACGGCCCGAGTGGGCCGTGCTAGGTGGGGGACGTGTTCCACGTGGAACATTAATAGCGCGAAGCGTCCAGCAATTTTTTCCTTGACACGTTGCGGAGAATGTGCGCCAGAATCGGAGCCTCATAGTCCCGCGCATCTTCGAGCGCAGTGTGTGGCTCATCGTCCAGCGATCCAGCGTGTTGGCGGTCGATGACATATTTTGCCATAGCGTCCGCAGTAGTGCGAGGCTGTCCCATGCCAGTGAGCAAGCCTCGAGCCTGACAAAAATCTGCATAATCAGCGCGGGTAGCAATGAAAGCGCGTGCGGCTTTCATCGTGCAAAAGCGCGTCTGAAAAATGCCAAGATCAATGCCCGTGTTCCGGCATTTGCTCCAATCAAAGCCGATGTTGTAGGCGGTGACGGCGGGGTCATATTGGCCTTTGACACGAGCGAGCCACAGATTCACGAGAGCGGGTGAACAGATTGAACGCTGTCCCGCAGTCAATAAATCGTCGTAGTGTTTTTTGCGACGGTGGCGCATTTGAGTGGACCAAAACGCTTCGGCAGGTGCGCGAGGATCAGACCAAAGCGGCAGAGTGCCAAAATGCCCGTCGAGTAGAACGCCGAATTGTTCGACGATGTTGCCCTTCCGGTCCATGATGACCGCGCCGAAATCGGCCACGGTTTGCTTTGATGTTGTTTCAGAGTCTACGATTAAATAATGGTGCTTCATAATTTACGCTCCAAGCGCTTTGTTTAGTGAGATTGCATCATAGCATGGCAAACCGTTGGCTTGCAAGGTCTTTAGGACATTTTTATTGTCGTCGAACATCATTGCCTGCGAGCAAAAGCGGCGCCAGCTCATCCGCTGTGATGCACAGTATTTTTTGAGGCTTCGCAGTTTAAGCAGATCGTCAGGCGTTCGATCGCCTTCTTGTCGCGAGATAATTGTCGAAGCGAATAATCCGCGTGAGCCAAGATAAAAATAATCAGCGTGACCCATAACACGCGCAGTGCAAACAAGGATTGTAACATTTTCTTTTCTCTGGACTTTGCGCCATTCGTTAGCGAGTGGCAGAAGTTTATCTTGCTCGATAAGGGCGGGCGTTGAATGCTCGCGCCAGTGGTCGAGGTCAAGCGACCCGTCGGGCCGAGTAGCCAGTCGGTGGCTGGAGTCAACGACTGTGTGGTCGAGGTCAAAAATGTAGTAACGATTCATAGTGAAGTGCCTAGTATTGAATAAAGAAACCCGAGTATGGAGCAAATGTTAAGCGCTGTCAAGTTATGCGTCTTGTTGGCGACGCTTTGAATGGTCAAGAGTCCGAGACCGGCGACAGCTAACATAGGGCCAAATTGGGTTGCCATGTTGAAAGATGCGGCGACCATGATGGCCGCCCCAGCCCAAGCGATAACGCCCATCATGCGATGGACGCCAGTACCGACTCGAGTTCGGCTTTGGTGAGGTCGCCCTCACGTTCGGGCAATGCAAGCCCTTTGCGAATCGCGGCAAGGTAAGCCGCCTTAGTAGGCGTCTCAGCCTTGGGCGAACGCTTGACAGGCGAGAGCTTGACGTATTCTACGCCGATGCTCTGAGCCTTGGAGATTACCGAGCGGTAAGTGACCGAGCCGAATTCTTCGGCCAGCGCCTTAGCTTTGGCGAGGTTAAGAGGAGCCGCGGCAGTGATAGCGGCGACCATTTGAGGTGTATAGTTAGACATAAGCAATTTCCTTTAATAGTTGATTTGAT